AAGACAATTACAACAAGTCCAACATCTGATACTGGTTTCATACAAATCAATAATGCAACAATTACATTGCCAACTGGTGATGTAGCAGTAGCAGGTGAATTGTTTACATTCTTATATCAATAAATGAAAACTTACAAAAAAGAGTACATACAAAAAGTAAAAGAAAAATTCAATGACCTACAACCAAATCATAACAGAGTTGGAAACAATATTGGGAAATCACAAGATGTTAAAAAGTGTGATCCCAAACGAACCAGCCAATTGGTTATTCTGGACAAATCAACCTGAATTTCCAAATGCATCTTTTGATGTGCGAAATGGTTCATTAAATGCAGGTCGTGAGTTGCAATATAATCTAAGTATATGGTTTTTAGATAAAAGTGGAGTTGATAATGAATTTGAAAGGGATGTAACAAGTGATATGTTAGGAATAGCAAATGATTTTGTGAGCATATTAAGACAAGGATTTAAAACTTATTCTATTGATACAACAATCAGATGGGATAAAGTAGAAGAAAAATTTGAAGATTTTTTAACTGGAGTAACATTAAACTTTAATATAACAATAGCATCAGATTATGGTGCTTGTGATGTACCTACATTATGAGAAAACTAATAACTATTTTATTTGTCATTATTGGACAAGTCAGTTTTGGACAAGTGTATCAGATTATGCCACAATATGGTTATTCTGCACCAAGATTTAATACAGATTCTACATTGCAATTGCCAACATTTAATGGAGTACCTACATTAAAAAGCAATAAAACAAATAAAGGTGCAATAGCAATAGATTCTACAAATGGAAGATTCTATTTTTATAATCCTAAAACAAGTGCATGGTCACAAGTAACTGGTGGTTCATCAGTTGACACTACATCTTTGAGTAATAGAATCAACCTAAAGATTGATTCTTTAAAAAGATTTAATGATACTGTTTATAGTTATAAAAATGGAAGTAGAGCATTTGCTTTCAAAGATTCAGTAGGAACTAATCCAGCACCAGTAGGTTATTATGGAGCATTTCAAGATACTACATCACAAACTGCTGCATCTATTAATACTGCTTATCCTGTAAAATTCAACACAACTGATTTAACAAATGGTGTTAGTGTAGTTAATGATGGTAATAGCAATCCTACAAGAATTACATTAGCAAATACTGGAATATACAACATTCAATTTTCTTTGCAACTTGAAAAAACAGGTGGTAGTGGTAATATGATTGCAGATATTTGGATTAGAAAAAATGGTGTTGATATTCCTTCAACTACAGGCAAAGTGGTACTTACTGGCAGTGCAAATGCTTCCCCAGTTATAGCATCTTGGAATTATGTACTTAATTTAGTAGCTGGTGATTATGTCCAATTGATGTGGGCTACAAGCAATACAAACGTTGAAATAGTAGCTGCAGCAGCTACAGCTCCACATCCTGCTATACCATCTGCAATTTTAACTGTTACTCAGCAAAGTGGTATAATGGCAGGAACAGGCATTCAGGCAGCAGATACAACTGCAATGCTTATTCCATATATGAAAAAAAATGATTCAACTATTTATTATTCAAAATATAGAAGTGATACATCAAGAACAAACATTTATTCAGGCATAAATACAAAACTTGCTAAAAGTGATACATCAACAATTTCTGCAAGAATTGATTTAAAATTAAATATTTCTGATACATCAAATATGCTTTCTAAGTATTTAAGAAAAACTGATACTGCTACATTGAGCAATAGAATAAATTTAAAATTAAATATTGCAGATACAAGTACAATGTTAAATCCTTATTTAAGAAAAAGTGATACATCAACTTTGAGTACAAGAATTGATAGCAAACTTGCAATAACAGATACATCAGTATTTCAAAGAAAAAGTTTAGCATCTTATACATTCCAAGCAAATAATACAACTGCAACTGCAAATGCAACTGCTCAAGTATTTAAAGATACATCAGGAACTTATACTGGTACACCTACATGGTCAGGTGGAACTGCACCTACAACTTTAACCAATGCAGTATTTTCATATACTCAAATTGGTAAAGTAGTAACTTTGAGAATAACAATGATTTATACTAATCAGGGTTCAAGTAATACAAGAATAGCAATTCCTTTAATGGCAACTATGCCTACACCAGCAGCACCATCAGGATATACAAGTACATCAGATATATTTGGTTTTGGTGCAGGTTACTTTGGTAATGTAATCAATTCAATAGTAGCAAGTACAACTGGTTCATCAGTATGTTATATAAAAGGAACTGCAACTGGATATGAAGTTATTGTTGATAGAGGTACATCAGGTTCAGGAAAATATGTTTGGGCAACTATATCTTATTTTACAAATTAATTATTATGAAGCATATAAGACAAATAGATAGTGTAATATTAACACCATATACAATTGTTGTAACAGATGATTGGAATAAGCCATTAGAAGAACATCCATCTATAGTTGAACATCCTGAATTATTTGAGATTGCAGATTGTGTAATTCCTGAATTAAGACAATATTTAAATTATATAAGTGATGGTAACTAATATTCTACTAAGTTTTTTAATTGCTTTATTGTCATTCATGGGTAAAGCAATGTATGATAAGATTGAAAAGTTGATTGATGAAATCAGACAGATAATGATTGATTCAACAAGTGCAAAAAAAGATATTGAAACACTAAAACATAGTGTTAAAGACCATGAAATTAGATTAACAAACCTTGAAAAATAAATTTATGAAAAATTTAAAAACAACAATTATTGGTTTATTATTATCAGTTGTTATTGCAGTTGAACCAATTCTATCAGGTAGTGGTTACCATTTAGATGCACCAACTACATTAAAATTGATTGCAGCAGTATTAATTGCATTGAAAGGATTTTATACAGAAGATGCAAAATAATATGAAATGTTACCTATTTTTATTTTGTGTTGCTCTATCATCTTGCTTTACCATGCAGAAGGCAAAGATGACAATAGACAAAATAGAGGATAAATATCCTGAATTATTAGCAAATAAATGTGCTGATAAGTTTCCAGTAGTTTACAAAATTGATACAATTAACTTTACAGATTTCATAAATTCAGTAGATAGTTTTTATGATTTTAAATTAGACACAATAACAAAGAATGATACTATATACAAAACTAAACTTAAAGAAAGTAAAAGTTTTATTAAGAAGATTATTTACAAATATCCACCAACCATTATCAAGATAGTTACTGATAGTGCAAAGGTTTTCAGTTATCAAGTAAAACTTGACAGGTCAATAAAAGAAAAAGAAAAGTACAAGAATCTTTATGATGTATGGTTTAAGATAGCCATTGCATTATTCATAATGTTGCTAATAAGCATTGCAATTAGATTTTATGGTTCCAAGTAAAAAAGGTATAGATTTAATCAAAAAATATGAAGGGTGCCAATTAAAGGCATATAAATGCCCAGCAGGATTATGGACAATAGGTTATGGCAATACATTCTATGAAGATGGAAGTAAGGTAATACCTGGTGATGTAATCACACAAGAAAGAGCAGAAAAACTTTTATTGAATTTATTACCTAAATTTGCTAATATTGTTAACAAAAAGATAAAGGTGGAAATTAATCAAAATCAATTTGATGCATTAGTTTCACATACATGGAATAGTGGTGGTTCAGATGGATTATTCAATTTAATTAATAAGAAGGCAACAGAAGCAGAAATAAGAAATTGGTTTGAAACTAAATATATAACTGCAAATGGTAAAGTGCTAAAAGGATTAGTTGATAGAAGAAAAACTGAATCAAATCTATATTATGAAAAAAATTGATCTTGTTAAGGATTACAGAACAAAACATCCTGAAATGCCTACTGCTAAATTAGCAAGGATAATTTACAATGAAAACAATCTATTATTTAATAGTGTTGAAAATGTAAGAACTGCATTAAGAACTATTGAAGGTAAGAATGGCATTCAAAAAAGAAATGAATTAAAAAATAAGTATTCAGAATTTTACAGAGAAAATAGACCATTCAATCCTTATAACTTACCAAATTCAGATGAAACTATTTATCATCCTTTCATAATTAAAGGATATAAAAAAGTTGGAATCCTATCTGATATACATTTACCATATCATAATTTGGATGCTTTAACTGAAGCATTGACCTATTTAAAAGAAAATAAAGTTGATGCAGTTTTATTGAATGGCGATACTATTGACTGCCATCAGTTAAGTAATTTTCTTAAAGATCCAAAGAAAAGAGATTTTAAATATGAACTTGATTCATTAAAAAGATTTTTTGAAATACTTGATACTGTTTTAAAGTGCAAGATATTTTTTAAGATAGGTAACCATGAGGCAAGATATGAGCATTTTTTAATGCAGAAAGCAGGTGAATTAATTGGAGTTGAAGAATTTGAGTTTAGCAATATCATTAAAGCAAGGGAAAGAGGTATAGATGTAATTGCATCTAATCAATACATGAAGTTGAATGATTTGAATGGATTGCATGGACATGAGTATAAAGGTGGAATTTCAGCACCAGTAAACATTGCAAGGGGATTATATTTAAGAGGAAAGGTTTCAGCATTTCAGGGACACAATCATCAAACAAGTGAGCATACAGAATGCGATATGAATGGAAAGATTACAACAACATGGAGTTTAGGTTGTTTGTGTGAATTGAATCCTGCATATATGCCATTGAACAAACACAATCATGGATTTGGAATGGTTGAATTGGATGAAAATGGAAAGGATTATAAATTCCATAATAAAAGAATTTTTAAAGGAAAAATATTATAAAACATGAAAGAACAAATTAAAGCCATTTTAAGCCAATTACATCCAAGTGAAGCAATTACCTTACTTGAATCAATTGGAAAGGAATTAAGAAAGAAAAACAGCATTAGGATTAATAAAATTAATATTAACAAGTTAGACATGGAAAGACCTGATTTATTACAACTAAAATCTAAGTAATGGAAAATGAAGAAGTAAAATTATTTATAGAAGAAGAACCAGTACAAGAAGAAATTCTTGAAGAAGGGATTGTTGAATTTACAACTTGTGCTGAATATATTTCATCAGCATATTTTAGTTTGTCAGCAGTTGAAGATATTGATACTGCAATTTTGAGTAAGCAAGATGAAATGAGAATTAAAAGAATTAAGAGAAAAGCAATTAAAATAATTGATTCATGCATTGGTGATTTATACAATGAATTGTTTGATGATGAATCTGATGAGTAGGTTTTGGTTTTATGTTTTGTTCAACCCTGATGTTTCTACATTGGGGTTTTTTTGTCACATATTTAGGCAATATTTGTGACAGAATACAAATATATTTTATTATTATAAGTCAATGTGGTATTGAGTTATAAAAACAATTTAAAAAAA